TTGCGTGGGGTTTCTCGAATCATTCAAAGAAGCCAGATTGTTCAAACTGCATCAAGTTCTACGAAGACTGCCTAAATGGCATCGTTTTGGCTGATGACGCACTGATTGTCAAAATCACAGCACAAAAAAAGTATAGCCTAGAACCAAGAACGGAGATCGAAATTATGCCAGATCAAAAAATGGAAAATTCGGAAGCGTTTAGCGAAGCACTTTCGATTCTATCTAAGATTTCTCCTCAGGAAGTAGCCGAAATTATCGAAAAAGTAATGATTCTCTATGGAATCACAAAGTCTCTGAATAAAAAAGAAACATCATTTGGCGAGTCCGGTGTTTTTGTAGCTGCGATACTTTCGGAAATAGCCGACAAAATGAGCGACAAATTACTAAAAATCAAAAAAAATCATAGCGGTTTTTGGAAAAGAATTGATATACATTTAGATGCGGAGGTCCCTAATGATAGAAATTCAGAACAAGATTAAACCGTTCGAGATAAAAAGTCCACCTCTTAAAATTCACCTCTCTAGAGATCAATTGATCACACGAGTTCAATACTTTTGGGATTATATAGAAGCTTGCTTTTTCGGAGCTGTTCACGAACAGGAAAACGGAGAACCCCTCGTCATGAATTTGGAAGATATCGTCCAGATGTACAAAACAGTATTTAGAGACACAATCTATCGTCCAGAATATGAGGACGAAAAAAAATGACAACCCTAGAAGATGAAACCTATTATGTAAAGTGCTTATGGATCGTGGCAGCAGCAGTCATTGTCTCTATATTTTTTGTTGTAGGTTTGATTTTTCTTATAGGAGAACCTAAAGGAGACACAGATGGTCCGAATTTTCTTTCTTGCACTCTTGACTACAGGGTGCTCGTATCTTCCGGAAATGGCTAAAACTATTGATGATATCGAAACAGATCAGGCTATCAACATCACAGTAGACAAAGAAGCTTTCAAAGATAGCACGAGCATTAAACTCAATCTCGAAGTAACAAGTGTTGATAAATAAGTGAGGTAAAGATGTCACTAACACATGGAAAAAGTAAGAAAATTATATCTTCAAATATCAAAAAAGAGAAAGAAACAGGCAAACCTCAAAAGCAAGCTGTCGCGATCGCATTGAGCGAAGCGAGACGTGGGAAAAAGAGGTAGCTATGGCTTGGGTTTATGTGGAAGAAAATCAAGTGCTTAACTTGGATTATGTTGAAACATTTTGGGTGAGTCAAAATGTGATTACATTTTTTACAGAAGGGGAAAAGTACTACAAAAATTTTTCTTCCGAAAAATCCGCTAAAATCACTTTCCAGCAAATTGCTGACGAATTGACGTGATTAGATTTAGGAAGACTTAACTGCGTGGAGAATAAGTCATGGACAAAGAAATAAGAAGAATAGAGAAGAAAGAAAAGGGCGTAGCCAGGGATCTTAAAAAGCTCGAGAAAGCCGACAAAAAGAGAGATAAAGTATGCGAAAAAGGCGAGCGCATGATGAAAAAAAAGAATTAACTCCTGTGGGCACATATTTCATCGAGAGAGAAAAAAAAGAAATGAATGATTTGTTCGAGAGGCAGGAATACAAAAAAGCAAGTGAGCTTCAGAAAGAAGAGTACAGGATGGCTGTACGTTTGAGAAGTTTGCTTAGGTTGGATTAAGTATGTCTGCGTTAGATCTTTATTTCTCGCCTTGCTGGAAGAAAGTGCATTACCGCTGGCAAAATGGGTTTTCCTCTCATTTCGTAGACTTCTTTCAGTAAAAATCCGCTGATTTGTTATGGCTCAGCGGTAGGCCAAGAAAGACGCTTCTGCCGTATCTTAATCAGATTGGCTATTTTGTCCAGTAAAATACTTATGCCGATTTTTCTTATGTAGGAGTGAATTATGAAATACCTAAAGATAGATCATGTGTCTATTGACGAGCTCAAGCTATATGAACGCAATCCTAGAAGAATTACGCGAGCACAGCTCAATAAGTTAATGCGCAACATGAGAGCAGATCCAGGGTATATGGAGTGCCGCCCTTGCCTTGTTAACAAACTCGGAAATGAGCTACTCGTTTACGCAGGTAATCAGCGTGTAAAAGCTGCAAAAATGCTACGATGGAAGAAGATCCCTTGTTATATTGAAGAGAATTTGAACGAAACCATCATGCGCAAACGACTTATTCTGGACAATCGCAATAATGGCGAATGGGACTATGATATCTTGTCCTCTGACTATGAGATACCGCAGCTGTTAGAATTAGGATTTTCCAAGACAGAACTAGAAATTGAGACGAGTGGAGGGTTGAATGGAGAGGAAACAATTGAAAGTGAAGAGTCTTTCTCCAAAGAGCACCAAAAGTGTGAGAGAAAGGATATCCTCTGCCCGAATTGTGGACATGTCTTTGAAGAAGTTTAAGTCAACTACGTTGAGATTGACTTTCCAGTTGCTAAATAACATTGCCATTATAAAAAAAACAGGATTGTTTTATAACAAATTAGTTAATTATTGTAGTTTAATTATAATCAATCTATGCTACTTCTTTTGTCCACGGAACATTAGGGGATAGCATGCAGTCCAAGAAAAAAAATAAGACCGCTACACTTGAAGCGAGCCTGATGTTAGCAGCTGAACAACTGCGTGGATCTATGGACCCTGCAGACTATAAGCATATAGTGTTAGGTCTCGTATTTTTGCGGTATCTTTCTGAAGCCTTTGATAAGAAACAAACAGAACTTAAACAGGACAATTTAGCTGATCCAGAAGATCCTGAGGAATATCAGGCTGAAAATGTTTTTTGGGTCCCCAAAATAGCCAGGTGGGCCGGCATTGCGGCTCAAGCGCGAAGTCCTGATATCGGGAAAAAAATCGATGAGGCAATGCGAGCTATTGAACGCGACAACGAAAGCCTTAAGGGAATACTTCACAAAGATTATGGCAATCCTAACTTAGACCCGAATATTTTGGGAGGTCTCGTAGACCTCTTTACGAATGTTAATCTTGTAGGTTTAGGTTTCGACTTTCTGGGAAGAGTTTACGAATTTTTTCTAGCAGAATTCGCCGGAAAAGAAGGAAAGAGAGGCGGCGACTTTTATACACCACCCTCTATCGTTAGAACCTTGGTAGAAATGATCGAACCGATTTACGGCCGTGTTTATGACCCGTGCTGTGGCACCGGGGGGTTTTTTGTTCAATCAGAAAAACTCATCCAAACCCATCGTGGCAAAATTGGAGATATTGCCATCTATGGGCAAGAACGAAATAACACCACGTGGAAACTGGCCAAGATGAATCTTGCTATTCGCGGTATTGATGCTGACATCCGCTGGAATACAGAGGGAACATTACAAAAAGATGCCCTTCCCGATTTACGATTTGAATACATCCTCGCCAATCCTCCCTTCAATGTTAAAGATTGGTCAGGCGAACTTTTAAGAGATGATTCTCGCTGGAAATATGGGATTCCTCCCATCAAAAACGCGAACTTTGCCTGGATACAGCATATTATTCACCATCTAACTCCCAATGGAATTGCCGGTGTTGTTTTAGCCAATGGCTCCATGTCTTCAAATACGGATACCGAAGGAGATATCCGTAAAGCTCTCATTGAAAGTAACCTGGTTGATTGCATGGTTGCTCTTCCTAGTCAGCTTTTCTTCGGAACCCAAATTCCGGCTTGTTTATGGATTTTTGCAAGAAATCGTGCTAGCGGTAAATCCGGAACAACCGAGCTTCGCGATCGAAGAGAGGAAATGCTATTTATCGATGCACGATCGTTAGGTCATATGATTTCCCGCACCCAGCGCGTTTTTTCAGATGAGGATTTCCGGAAAATAGCTGGTACATATCACGCATGGAGGGGTTTGAATCATAAAAAGGAATATCAGGACATTGCAGGATTTTGCAAGTTGGCCACATTAGATGAGGTGGCACAACATAATTATGTACTGACTCCTGGACGTTACGTCGGTACCGAGATTAATGAAGAAGATGAAGAATCCTTCGAAGGTAAGATGCAGAGCCTTGTTAGTCAATTGTATGAACAGATGGATCAAGCATTGCAGCTCCAAAAGCAGATAAGAAAAAACTTGGATGGATTGATCTATGCATAAGAGATCGCGTGTATCTTCTTTGTCTGAGTTGTCTGTTGCACTTTCTATCTCGATGAAAAACCCAGAGTAGCTTGACAAAACTAAATTTTATACTCCATAAGTATTTTCGTTTATCACACGTTTGTGTATTGTTTCGAGAATCCACCCTGTTCGGTTGATTCCGACACGCTTCTTCACAGAATCATCTACTCGCTTTAGAAGATGTTCTGGAATTCTAAGATTGATCTTTATATACTTGACTTTTTCTGTATTCATTGTGTATCTCACATGCATGGATTTAGGATATGTGATGTATTTTCAGTGTACATGTCAGAAAATTTCATGAAAAGATAAAAATCACTAACTTTTGGGGATGTAATGAACCATCTTGACTTTTTCTTACCAAATCCCTTTCATGGATTCAATTTGCCCTCTTGTCATGGGACGACAAGACATACAAAAATTACATTTGTATGCATGCGCGAATTGAAGGAAATGTATGCATGTCGCCATGGATTCTTTAGCTCGTTTCTCTTGTCGTACTTCTTTTTTTCCAAAACTAGTGAGTCGAGACCATTTTTTTCGAAAAGCTGTGAAAGAAAACATTCAAGAGATTCAAAGACATCAACACTTTGTGATGGACGAAACTCAAAAAAAATACACATACATCCGGACAGAAGATAGGGAAAAAGAGGGTGAGAGACCAAAAGTAAATCAAAACTTTGAAACCTTCTCACAATATGCTGTGGGAATGGTTAAGGTTTTGAATGTTCTCGATGCCCTCACAAGTCTTGTAAAGCATATGTAATGCAACATAACATGCATTATCAGACTTTACTAACATTATCAGATCAAACCTGATATTTTGAATTTGGAGAATTATGAAAAAAGTAACGCAGATAAAAATTTCACACAAACAGACACATAGTATTGTTTTTACGGATCTTCCAGAAGAATGTTGTGTTGGATGGAAAATTCGTTTTAGGGACCAAGAGAAATATTGGAATATTGATGAAATATATCAAAGTTTCGATAAGGAAGAAATTAACAGGACATGGAAAGTCGGAGGATTGTAAAATCTTGAAAAAGGGTGAGTTACTATGGTTGGTTTCGGTCGTGAAGAAAAGCATATCGATTGGGAATTAGTGGACGCAATGCTTCTATCCGGTTGCATTGGCACAGAGATTGCCCCATTCTTCAACATGCACCCACAAACTTTTTATGATCGTGTAGTTAAGAAATATGGAGTCTCTTTCACGGAATATTGCTGCGCTCTTCACGCTAAGGGAGAAGCTCATCTAAAGCACAAACAGTTCAAGAAAGCTATGGACGGAGACACAAAGATGTTAATGTACCTTGGCGAGGTGCGTTTAAAACAAAGAAGGGCTGGAATCGAGGCCGGTGTGGATTCAAAAACTCACGCCAATCATGAAGCCTTGATGTCACAACTCTCTGCGCTGCAAGAGGATTCGCAATCAGCAAGAAAAAAAGAACGTAGTATCAGCAGCAGTGAGTAATGGTCGTAGTGTGTCACTGGTTGAATCATAGCGGTAGCTGGCAGAGAATCCAGGGTCTTTAGCATTTCCTCTAAAGCTTCAATCAACTCTTTTTTTGTTGCCATTATAAAATTCCTTTGTCTATTTTGGGGCTATGCAAAAGCCTCTTTCCGATAAGCAGATCGAATTTATCATCAACAGTACAGCCCACTGGAACCTTGCACATGGTTCCGTGCGTTCAGGCAAAACTGTATGTACTCTGTTCAGATTTTTGCAAGCAGTAGATCAATGTCCCGATAGCCAGATATGGATGGTTGGGCATACTTCCGAGACTATCTACCACAATGTGGTACGTCTGATCCTAGAGTCGGAAGAACTGGCTATCTTTAGATCGTTTTGTGTTTGGTTTGCTGGCAAGCGACAGCTAAAATATAAGGACAAGACCATTTCTACCCTGGGCGCTAAAGATGAGGGCGCCTTGGGTACTTTTCAAGGAAAGACTTTTTCACTTGTCTATTGTGATGAGATGACACTTTATCCTGAATCCATCATTGACATGATCGATTCACGGCTCAGCAAGCCCTATTCGATGGGCTTTGCCTCAATGAACCCAGCGCAACCTACGCATAAATTAAAAAAATGGATTGACCTTGCCGATGCTGGCAATATGAATTATTATGCGTTGCACTTTACCTTGGAGGATAATCCCTTTGTCGACGAAGCATACAAAGAAAGAATTCGTTGTAGCCTTTCTGGACTATTCTATAAACGCAATTATCTTGGCCTTTGGGCTCTTGCTGAAGGCGCTATCTATGATTTCTTTGATCACAATACTCATATTGTCGATCGTCCTCCTGCCGCTGCTGATTACTGGATTGCTGGTGTTGATTATGGTACGGTTAATCCTTTTTGTTGTCTTCTTATTGGGGTGAGCACAGGCCAATATACGCAGACAGGGAAGCGCCTCTGGGTAGAGAAAGAGTACTACTGGGACCCAAAATCAAAGGGAAGGCAGAAAACCAATTCGGAATTTGCGGATGAT